GGATTTACACCTGTAGGCACAGAAGGCACAATGTTCCGTAGTGGAGTTGCTGGTTATGTTCCACAAGCACAGTTACCAACAGGATTTACATTTGGCGCACCACCTGTAAACGCTACATTCCAGCAATATCAACCAGGCGCTTTCCAACCCGAAGGCGTAACAACTGGCGGCTTTATTACTGGCTTTGATGCAAACAATAAACCTATTTACTCAACACTTAGCAATCCTAATGTGAATGTAGGCGGTGTACCTACAGCCATGAATCCATTTACAAACCAAGGCGAGCAATTCCAAGCTATGTTGGCTGACTACAACGCTAGACAGGCTTCAATAGCCGCTAACCAAGGATAAGAATTGAAAGACCAACGAGCTAGAGGTTTATTAGGAGACGAGTTTTTTAAGTCTGAAATGGATATATTAGAGCAATCACAGATTGACATTATTGTGAACTCTGCACCACACGAATTAGAGGAGCGAGAAGAAGCATATCGTATGCAACTCGCAATCAAAAAGATCAGAGCGCACTTTCAATCACTCGCAGCAGATAACGAGATTGAAAAGAAGCGTTGGAAGATTTTGTAACACTTGTTACGAAAGCGTGTATAGCGTTACTATACAAAACAATTAGGGAAAACAAATGAGTGAAAACATCACCCCGAAAGGGAATGAATCGCTTACAGTAGATCAAGCTGCAAGCAGTTTACTAGCTATGATGGATGCTTCCGAAGCCTCGCAAGAGCAACCAGAGGAGCAGCAATCACAGCCAGCAGAAGCCCAAGCCGAAGAACAGTACGAAGAACAGTACGATTCAGAGGACTCCGAAGAAGCAGAGCAAGAAGTAGAGCAGCCAAGATATCGTGTCAAAGTAGACGGACAGGAATCTGAGGTGTCGCTCGATGAGCTTGTAAAAGGCTATCAGAGAGAAGCTGACTATACTAAAAAAACCCAAACACTTGCCGAACAGCGCAAGGCTGTAGAAGCCGAGCGACAGACTGTAGAGCAAGCGAAGCAACTACGAGATACATACGCACAGCGTTTGCAGATTATCGAGCAAGCACTCAGATCGCAAACACAGGGCGAGAACCTCGATGAGTTGAAAGAAACTGACCCAATCGGCTATGCCGTAAAGGTGGCAGAAAGAAGTGAGAACGAGAAGCGACTATATGCTATTAGAGCCGAGCAAGCCAGAATTGCACAAATGCAACAATCTGAGCAAGCACATCAACTATCGCAAGTAGTCTCTCAAGAGGCTGATAAGCTCTCTAAAGTTCTTCCTGAGTATGCAGACCCACAAAAGGGCGAGACTATTCGCAAGAGTATCCGTTCATACGCAGAAAGCGTAGGGTTTTCAGCAGACGAACTATCGAAGGTCTATGACTCTAGAGCAGTTCTGACTCTTTACAAGGCTATGCAGTACGACAAGTTAATGCAAAACAAGGGCGAGGTAAACAAGAAATTAAACCAAGCTCCTAAGATGCTAAGACCTGGTGTAGGCAAGCCTCAAGGTAGTTTAGAGGCAGAAAAAACTAAGCGGTTAAGACAGCAGTTTAAACAGTCAGGGAAAGTCTCTGACGCTGCTAAATTATTTGAACAATTTTTATAAGGAATTATTATGACAGCCCCAGTCGGTACATTTACAGTATATGACACAAGCTCCACTCGAGGTGGTTTACGAGAGGACTTGTCCGATATGATTTATTCGATTAGCCCAACAGACACGCCTTTAATGTCTACTTTGGCTAAATCCAAAGCAACTGCCGTTTATCACGAATGGCAAACCGATAGCCTTGCTGCCGCTACTACTGCTAACGCATTAGTAGAAGGTGACGATGCTGTAGCTACAACTGCTTCTCCTACATATCGTATTGGTAACTATACCCAGATCGTTGGTAAGACAATCCAGGTATCTGGTACTTTGGAAGCCGTAGACAAAGCAGGTCGTAAATCCCAAAAGGCTTACGAGTTAGCTAAAGCATCTAGCGAAATCAAGCGTGATATTGAAACCATCCTCTTTGCTAACCAAGCAAGTACGGCTGGCTCAAGCTCATCTGCTCGTAAGATGGGTACTATGCTTGCATGGCTAAAGACCAACACATCGTTTGGTACAAGTGGTGCTGATCCAACAACTGCTGGATCAACCACTCGTTCCGATGGTGTTGTTCGTACATTCACAGAAACAATCTTGAAAGAGATTATCCGTGAAGCGTACATTAGCGGTGGCAATCCAAAGGTTATGTATGTAAGCCCAATCGGTAAACAAAAGACTTCAGAGTTTACTGGTATTGCAGCACAACGCTTCATGGCTCCTGGTGATGCTCCTACGACCATCATTGGCGCAGCCGATGTATATATGAGCGACTTTGGTTCAATTTCTATTGTTCCAAATCGTTTCATGCGTACTCGTGATGCAGTAGTAGTTGATCCTGAGTATGCAGCATTGGCTTACTTACGCCCATTCCAAACTAACGAATTAGCAAAAACTGGTGACTCTGAAAAGACCCAGTTGCTTGCTGAGTTGACCTTGGAAATGCGTAATGAAGCTGCTCATGGTATCGCAGCAGACTTGAACTTTGCGCTGTAATTGATGTAGAATAGGGGTGGGCAAAACTCACCCCTATTTCTATGACAAAACTTATATCAGTAGACCAATCAGCTAAGAGGTTTACAGAAGCAGAATACGATGGCGAAGGTGGGTTAATTATCCGCACCAGCCAAGATGTAACCGATATAGTAGAACAAAACAAAGCACAATATAATGCTGGCTCAGTCCATGACAAATGGGGTGATCTTACAAAAGTTGCTAGTTTGCCTTTTACAGTTATAGACACTCTTAATCGCAAAGGTATTATGCGAGGCTTTGCAGTAATCGACGAAAAAGAATTTAAGAAGTTTTTAAACGATCCTGAAAACAGATTTTTTCGTACAAGACCAGGCAAAGTATGACAAAACCAAGAGTAGTTGTATGTGTACCTTGTAGAGATCAAGTAATGGCTGGCTTTTGCTTTGACTTAGCCAAGCTCATGGCTTACGAAGGTAAGCGCAATAAAGTAGAAATAGAAGTAATGCAGATGACAGGCACATTAATCTTTACTCAGCGAGAACGATTGAGCGAAGAAGGCTTGAATTGGAAAGCAGACTATCTTTTGTGGATTGACAGCGATATGCGATTCCCAAAAGATACTTTGCAAGTGCTGTTAGAAAGAAATAAAGACATTGTTGGTGTTAATGCAACATCAAGAGTAGAGCCTATAAAGCCTACAGCAATGAACTTAATTATTAAGAACGAAAAAGAACATAGTTGGATTCATCTAGACTCATTAAAACGCAAGAGTATAGAAAAAGTAACAGCAGTTGGTTTTGGTGTGACATTAGTAAAAACAAGTATTTTGGCTAAGATTCCTAGACCTTGGTTTAATGTCATGTGGTCAGATCATGGTGCAATTATCGGAGAGGATATTCATTTCTGTATAAAGGCGCAAGATGCTGGTTTTGAGGTGTATGTTGACCATGACTTATCAAAAGCAATCGGACACATCGGAACAAGAACATTTGGATGGAAAGATATAGAAAATGGCACTCTCGACATACGCAGACCTCCAGACCACGATAGCGAGTTATCTGGGAAGGTCGGACTTAACAACACAGATACCTGATTTTATCCGTTTAGCAGAGGATCGCTTACGCAGAGAATTGCGTATTCGGCAGATGCTAAAGGTAGTCACAAGCCCTACAACGGGTGGCGATGCAACAGTATCTTTACCAGCAGACTTCTTACAAATTAGGGATATTCATATAGATGGAAACCCACTTTATACGCTTGAGTATATGTCTCCATCGGTGTTTTATCGCAACAGTCGCTCAGTTGAAAGCGGTGTGCCAGTCAATTACACAGTATTGGCTAGTGAATTTATATTCGCACCAAAGCCTGATGCAGTTTATACATTAAAGATGCTTTATTACGCTGCGCCTACCTATTTATCAGGCGCAAACACAAGTAATGTGTTCTTGGCTAACTGTGTAGATGCCCTACTATATGGCGCACTAGCAGAAGCCGAGCCGTACCTTATGAATGATGCAAGAATCCCTGTATGGGCTTCTTTGTATGACCGATCTATTAGCAATATTTCGCAAGCTGATGAAGGCGCAGAATATAGTGGTGTTCCATTACGAATGATCGTAGCTCGATAATTTAATCAAGGAGTTTTAAATGGCAGAATTTAGTAATTACCTAGAGAACGCATTACTAAATGCTGTTCTACGCAATACATCTTATACAAGCCCAACAACCTGTTTCGTAGGTTTGTTTACTTCTGATCCTACCGATGCTGGTAGTGGCACAGAATGTACTGGCGGTGCGTATGCTCGTATTTCTGTATCGTTTAACGCCCCTAGCAATGGTGTTTGCACTAACAGCGCAGATGTAACCTTTGCCCAGGCTACAAACAACTGGGGAACAATCAGCCATATTGGTCTGCATGACGCAGTTACGACTGGCAACCTGTTATTCCATACGATCCTAAACTCGTCTAAGTCGATTGGCACAGGCGATCAGTTTAAGATCAGCACAGGCGCATTGACCTGTACGCTTGAGTAATGCCACTTACTCTTGAGCAGCTAGATGTTTATGGCTCGATTGAGAATGTACCTTATTCATTAGATAATACTTTTTACGATGGCAAGGTATGTGGACCATGGACATTAGAACAACTTAATAACTTTGGGAGCTTAGACAGTCTCCCTTTTTCGCTAGATAGCGATATTTGGGTATCTAATGCCTGTGTTAACTTAGCAAACGCTGGTATTACAGCTAATGCAATTCTTACTGCTGATCCAGAAAGAACTCTTGGTGGACAAGCAGAAATACTAGGTGTCGCTATTGTTACAGGTAACGCAATACGATTAGCTAACGCTAATGCAGAAATACTTGGTACAGCAACAGTACAAGCCCTAGGTGGACTTACATTAGGTGCAAGTGCAGAGATTACTGCAACTGCTAATGTAGAGATTGCTGGATCAAAAATAGCTTACGGATTAGGCGATATAGTTTGTACCGCCAATGTAGCTACAAATGGCACAATTATCGCCAAAGGCGAAGGCTCGATTAACGGCTCTGCAAGCATTGAATCAGGCTCGACTAGGGTTAGATATGCTGATGGTGCAATAAACGGCACAGCGACCTTTACAGGCGATTCTATACGGGTTGCTCTAGCTAATGCAGAGGTTATTGGCACAGGTAGCATGGCTGGACTAGGTGGTATGTCTTACCAAGGATTTGCTGAGATCAACGCTAACGCTAATGTTGCGGTGCAAGGTAGATTAATTGCTAATGCTTATGTAGAGATTAATGGTAACGCTTTAGTAGCTGCAAACGGATTTAAGTTTGGCGAAGAATGGACAGTAGACCTAGCAGAAGATAATACATGGACAGCGCAGGATGCTGGTTCTAATACTTGGACTACGCAAAACGCTGGATCAAACACTTGGACATCAGTAAACGCTGACTCTAATACATGGACAGTACAGAATACAGGGAATAATGAATGGCAACGACAAGGATAAACTTTTCAGAATGGTTGCCCGACCAGCCTGGCGTTGCTGGAGCAATGACAGAAGCCAAGAATGTATATCCAATAGCGAATGGATATGGCTCTTTGCCGTTAGAGGTAAACCTGTCTAACAATGCAAGCGAAAACCTAAACAATATTTTTGCTGCTAAAAAGAACACTACGACCCTTTTGTTTGCCTCTGGTGCTACTAAGTTATTTCGCTATAACTCAGGAACTACTAACTTAACGGATGTGTCTAAAGCTGGTGGATATAGCACAGCAGCAGAAGATCGTACATTCTTTACCCAGTTTGGTAATGTGGTTCTTGCAGCCAATGGCGCAAACAAAATACAGGCATGGACTATTGGCACATCAACAGCATTTGCGGATGTGGCAGCAGCAGCGCCTACAGCAAAGTTTGTAACGGTTGTGCGTGACTTTGTAGTGGCAGCCAATACATCAACAAACCCTAACCGAGTGTTTTGGTCTGATATTAACGATGAAACAGACTGGACATCAGGCGCAACAAGCCAGTCTGATACACAAGACCTAGCCGATGGTGGCGATATTATGGGTCTGACTGGTGGCGAGTTTGGCTTGCTGCTTACCGAGCGATCAGTAGTTCGTATGTCCTACATTGGAAGCCCGTTTTACTTCCAGTTCGATTCTATTGCTAGGGGTCTTGGTTGCATCACAGCAAACAGCGTTGCCCAATATGCAAGCACTACTTTTTTCTTATCAGACGATGGATTTTATAGTTGCGATGGACAAGCAGTAACCGCTATTGGATCAGAAAAGGTAGATAAATTCTTCTTTGCCGATGTAAACCTAAGTAAGCTAAACGAGATGTCCTGCGCTGTAGACCCAGTTAAGAAGTTAGTTATCTGGAACTACACAGACACTTTTGCAGCTAAAAAGCAATTAATTTATAACATCTTGCTAAAAAAATGGTCGTATGCAGAAACAACAGCCTCATACATTAACAATGTCTACACGCCTACGCTTGCATTAGAAAGCCTAGATGTATTTGGAACGCTCGACTCATTGGGTGTCAGCTTGGACTCTCGCCAATGGGCTGGTGGTGCTTTGCTATTGGCTGGGGTAACAAGTGCTAAAGCTATCTCCTTTACTGGCGCTAGAAAGACAGCCTCGCTAATTACTGGTGATTTTGGTATTCCTAATGGCAGATCAGTAGTAACCCTAGGTAAACCCATTATTGACAATGGATCAGGAAGCATTGCTATTGCCTCTAGGGTAAATCTAGATAGCGCAATTACATTTAATACTGCTGTAGCTGCTGATAGTGAGAATAGGATTGGACTGCGTTCTGCTGGTAGATACCATCGAATTAAGACCATTCCAAGCGGTTTATGGACATCTGCCCTAGCCGTTGATGTAGATATTGCTCCACAGGGAAATAGATAATGTTTCGTACATTACCGAACTTTGGCTCTGATCCCCGAAATGTGGCAGAGGTTGTCCGTCAAATGTTAAACGGCAAGACCAACAATACAGGTAGCGTCACATTAGCTACAGGAAACGCCATAACTACGACTTTGTATGATGAGCGTATTAGCTCTGATACCAAGATCGTATTAGTGCCTTATTCTGCTGCGGCTTTTGCGGATGTAGCGCCTTATGGTGCATTTCAAGACTCTACCGACCAAGCGGCTGCAAGCACGACTGTTGCTTACCCAATGACTTTTAACACAACAGACTACTCCAATGGGGTTTATCTGTCTAATACTAGCCGCATGAATGTTAGAAACGCTGGTGTTTATAACT